GGAGACATTACATACCAGTGGCAAGTATCAATAACCTCTGGTGCTTCATGGTCTAATGTATCTGAGGGAAGTGGTGGTACAACAGTAACTTATACAACTCCTACATTAACTACAGCATACGATTCTTATCAATACCGTTGTTTATTATCAGCAAATGGTGCAACAACTATACCGTCTAACGTTGCTACATTACAAGTAGAAACTGTAACTGTGGTTGTATCAACTCAACCAAACAGTGCTTCAGTAAATGAAGGTTCCACTGCAACATTCAGTACACTCGGTGATGTTACCATGGCACCTGTTGGTGGTAACGCAGCTTCATCATCATTCGAGACAGAACAATTTGATACTCCTAGTGGTGGTGGAGGTGGTGCTGCTGGACAGTCATCACATAGTCCTAGTGTCACATATCAGTGGGAGCAATCTAATCATGGTAATAAAGTTATTAACGTTACAGTTGGAGTTGACACAGTAGGTGGTCAAGCAACAGGTGTATTTTACTTATTTGGTTTAGAAAAACCTGCCCTTAGTGCATATAGGGGACACACTTTTACTTTTGATCAGTCAGATTCTTCTAATGCTAATTACAATAATCAACATCATCCATTGATGCTCAGTACAACTTTAGATGGAGAGTTAGCTGGTGGAACTCATTACAATACAGGTGTTACCTATAAGTTGGATGGCGTTACTGTAACTATGGCAAATTATGTTAGTGGATTTGTCGCTGCTACTACTCGTCAAGTAATATGGAATATACCTAGCAGTGCGACTGGCACCATTTATTACTGGTGTCATTTCCATACAGGTCAAGGTAATGCTTTGAATACAGCTGATTCAACTTGGAATACAGTTGCGGGAGCAACTTCTGCATCATATACAACTGCTGCAACTACATACGCTGCAGATCATCAAGACTCATATCGTTGTAAGATAGATGCTGTTGGAGCATCTGCTTCGGCATATACTAATGATGTTGATCTTACAGTTGTAAGAACATTTTCTATTACTGCACAACCATCTAACACAACTGTTAACGAAGGTGGTACTGGAACATTCTCAGTATCAAGCACATCTAGTAGTGGAACTCCAACATACCAGTGGAATAGATCTGATGATGGTGGAAACAATTATACTCAGGTAGCAGGAGCAACGAGTGCATCGTATACAACTCCAACAACCACGTTTGCTGCAGACAACAATGACCGTTATACATGTACTGTATCTCTTGTAGGTTCATCTGCTCCTATCACATCTACATTTGCTTTACTAACAATCTTACGTGTCATATCAATCGGCACACAACCACAAAACGTTGGTGTTATTGAAGGACAGACTGCAACACTTAACATAGTTGCATCAATAACAAGTGATGTTATTACATATCAGTGGCAGAAGTCTGTTGATAATGCAGCAACTTGGAGTAATATAAATGGTGCTAACACAGCAACGTATACAACTCCCGCTACAGTTTATCCAACAAACCCCTCAGAACAATTCCGTTGTATATTAAGTAATCCAAATGCTACAACAGTTACATCGAATGCAGCAACACTCACTGTTAATGAGTCTGAGTTCGTATCTGCACCTAGTTCCATCACTCCTGTTATTGATACTGATACCAGTAAAACATTCTCTAGACAACCTGTAATCAATACATCAGCATATGTTGTAGAGTATTCTGGATCAGTTCACTTCTCTAGTTTCTGGAGAATAAGAAGAGTTAGTGATAACGTCACTGTGTATAACACAGCAGACACATTTGCTAGTGGTGATACTGGTAATAAAACATCTATCACTGTTCCATCTGGAACTCTAGACTTTGATACCGCATACTCTGTACAGGTTAAATTTAGAGATAACGCTGGTCTTGAGAGTGCATTCTCATCAGCAGTAAACTTTACAACTCCATTAGTTGATCAACCAGATATACAAACTATTACACCAGCATTCAACCCAACAATAAATGTTGCTAGTATACAGATGAAGACTGGTTACACACATTCATCTAGTGATTGGCAATTTTCTCCTGCAAATACCTTTGCAACTATCGTTCACCAATCTCTTGGTAACTCAACAAACTTACTATCTTATACCTTACCTGGTGCAGTAAACTTAAGTGCTAATACTACATACTATGTAAGAATTAGATTCAACATCAATCCTACCTAACATGGCTTCCCCATCAACCAGACAAGGACTTATAGATTATGCATTGCGTCAAAACGGTGCACCAGTCCTAGAAATAAACATAGAGGATGATCAAATCAATGACCTCGTGGATGATGCTATCCAGTTTTTTAATGAAAGACATATGGATGGTTACATCAGAACCCATTTAAAAGTACAGTACAGTCAGTTGATGTTGGATGATATGACAACAGATACTGATACCACTGTAAGTTCTGGAACATCATCTGGTCAGACTGTCACATTCAAAGAGCAGAACAACTACATCAAGATGCCACCATACGTGACATCTGTTATTAAGTGTTTTGATTTTGTATCTAAGAATGTCACAAACTTATTTGATGTTAGATATCAGTGGAGATTGAATGACCTTTGGGATCTTACACAGACAGAGATTCTTACATATGAAATGGTCAATAGAAGATTAGAAGATATCTACTATCTGTTAGAGGGACAGAAACAGATTAGATTTCAAAGACGTGGTGATAGATTATATCTTGATTTAGATTTTAAGACTGATGTTCCTGCAGATCAGTTCTTAGTTCTCGAATGTTATCGTGCAGTTGATCCTACACAATTTGAGGATGTTTATAATGACGTATGGTTAAAGAGATATGTGACTGCATTGATTCAAAGGCAGTGGGGTACTAACTTAATAAAGTTTCAAGGAGCACAGTTGCCAGGTGGAATTACAATGAATGGTGAGTTTATATACAACGAGGGTAAAGAAAAGGTAGCAAAGTTAGAGACTGAAATGCTTACACAGTATGAAATGCCACCTCTAGACATGATAGGATAATGGCAAGAAACACCTACTTCACAAATGGTACTAGGAACGAACAGTTCTTACAGCAAAATCTTACTGAGGAATTCATTAAGATGTTTGGTATGGATATTCTCTATTGCCCTAGAGAAATAATGTTAACTGATGGTGTATTTAATGAAGAGGTCATAGGTCAATTTAATGACTCATATATTATAGAAGCATATATGGAAAACTTTGATGGTTTCCAAGGTGGTGGAGATTTACTTACAAAGTTTGGTGTAGCACAAACTGATGAAATAACTATGGTCGTTTCATCTCAAAGATTTACAGATCTTATATCACAATTTCTTTTACTAGACAAAGATTATAAAGCTCCAGAAAGACCACAAGAAGGTGATCTAATATACTTACCACTTACTGCTAACTACTTTGAAATTAAATTCGTAGAGCATGAAGAACCATTCTATCAATTAGGTAAAGGATATGTCTACAAACTTAGAGCAGAATTATTTGAATACAGCGACGAGCAAGGCGATGTATTTGCTGGAGATGATGAGATTGTTGATTACGGTTACACTGTTAAGCATTACTATCTCACAACTGCTGGTATCACAGCAACAGGCACTTCTGTACTAGATGGTGGTGCATTGAGTAATATCTTTATTACTGATAATGGTAGCAGTTATAATGAAACACCTCTAATAACTATCACAGGAGATGGCACGGGTGCAACTGCAGAAGCATTCTTAGTTAATATAACTCTTAGTGGTGGTTCACCAACTGCATCTGCTGTGATTAGAGGAGTTGTAAAAGAAGGACAGATAAGATCTGTTAACATAGTAAGCGGAGGTGCAGACTATGATGAGGACAGAGTTTCTATAAATGTAACAGCACCTGATACTGGTGGAGTTAATGCAACTTTAGTCCCCACATTTACTAATGGAGTATTAACTTCAATTAACATTTTATCAGGTGGATCTGGTTACAAGAGTGTAAAACTCATAGATATAACTAACGGTGGTAGTGGTTACACAAGTGCAACTGTTGCATTTACTGCTGCACCTTCTGGTCTAACTGGTACATTCGCAGTACCAGAACAAGTCACTGGTGCTACATCTGCAGCAACTGCTCAACTAGTTGAGTGGGATGCTCAGGAAGGTTGGGTCAAACTTAAGTCCCCAACTGGTTCATTTGTTATAGGAGAATCCATGGTAGGTGATACTTCGGGTGCTACTATGATTCTAGATAATAGAAATGAACAGGCAACCGCTGATCCTAAATACTCAGAGAGTGTAACTTTTGAATCTCTAGGTGATGACATTATGGACTTTAGTGAAGGAAACCCATTTGGAATAGCAGGAAACTTATAACATGTTAGGTGCATACACATACAATAAAATTATTAGAAAGTGCGTTATTGGATTCGGTACTCTTTTTAATAACATAGAATGTCGTAAAGAAAACGCAGACGGTTCAATATACAGTAGGATGAAAGTACCACTAGCGTACGGTCCTCGACAGAAATTTTTAGCAAGACTAGAACAACAAGCAGATCTAAACCAAAAGGTTGCGATCACAGTTCCCCGTTTGTCTTTTGAAATGACAGGGATATCATATGATGCTGCTAGAAAACTTGCTCCCACTACACTTACTTTAAAATCTAGTGATAAGGATACAGTAAAGAAACAATTTACTCCCGTACCATATAATATTGATTTTGAATTAAATGTAATATCAAAAACAAATGATGAAGCGTTAGAAATAACAGAACAAATACTACCATTATTCCAACCGTCATATCAAATGACTATCAGATTAGTTGATGATATGAGTGACTTCAGAGACATTCCTATCATACTCAATAGTGTAAACTATAGTGATGACTATGAAGGTTCATTTGATGACAAGAAAATTACTTTGATTACAATGAATTTTACTTGTAAGTCATACATCTTCGGACCTGTAGGAACTCAAGGACCTATCAAGAAAGCAAAAGTGGATACTTATACAACTACAGATCTTTCTGCTACAAGGCAAGTTTCATATCAGGTTGTACCTAAAGCAAAAACAGACAAGGATCAAGATGGTACCACTGAATTGGTTAGTGCTATCAATACAAGAAACCTTGTTATACAAGTTCTTGACTACAGTAATATTCCTACTCAGTCATACATTGAGATAGGAAACGAAGTCATGTATGTGAAGAGTAAGACTTCACCTGATAAGTTAAATGTACGTCGTGCACAGAACGGAACAAAAGCAGGATCTGCAAATGCAGCAACACCTGTTGATGTAATCTCTGCTGCAGATGATGCATTACTAACTGCTGGTGATGACTTCGGATTCGGTGAAACAACTTCTTATTATGAATAACCCAAACCCAATCAATAAAGATACATCAGGTCTTGACCAAGTATTTGATACTATGGAAGGAGCAACTACACCAAAAGTAGTCTCTGATAAAAACAAACTTCACTTATCAAAAGGTGAAGATGTTGATAAAGACTATGATTATGCAAGAGGGAACTTGTACTCTTTAATTGACAAAGGACAAGAAGCAGTCAATGGTGCTCTTGACCTTGCTATGTCATCTGATCATCCACGTGCTTATGAAGTTGCAGGACAACTAATCAAACATGTAGGTGATGTCGCTGATAAATTAATGGCACTTCAGAAAGATAAGAAAGCTATCAAAGACGAAGGACCTAAAAAAGTAGTAACTAACAATTCGTTATTTGTTGGCAGTACTGCTGATCTTCAGAAAATGCTCAAAGAAGCAAGTAAGAAGAAAGATAAATAACAAAGTAAAGGAAGTATTCTATCATGGTAATCAAATTATTAGCAGCTGAAGCGGATCTATCCTCTGCATCTAATGTCGGTAATGCAACTCTTGTTCGTTTATATAATGGACATAGTGCTGCGTTAGTAGTTACAAGGAAGAACTCTGGTGGTACAACCATTGGTAGTATGACAGTTCTAAATGGTGCAGTAGAAGTATTTGAAAAAGTTGCAACAGATACACTGTCTGTAGCATCTAACGGTAGTTCAGTTAAGGTAGCAAAAATAGCATTCTCAAAATAATGGCAACACGCATACCAACAATGTACGGAAGATACTATGTTATCTCTCTAGTATGGAGAGGTAAGCAGTTTACTGTTCCAGTGTATAGAGCAAGTCTTTCAAAAATGCAAAGACCTCAAGCACAAAAAATTGTAGATGGTATGTATCCTGGCAGTAGAGTTTTAGCATACCACGAGTCAGATGCTACAGATGATGCTGTCATCATGGTGAAAGAGGGTAAAGAGAAATGTGGTGAGGGAGAATATTACTGTAACGATTGTCAGAAATGTAAACCAATACCAGCTGGTCATCACGTAATGCCAGATGGTACATTGATGAAAGGTAAGAAACATAGTGTGGACGAAGGTAAAAAGATAAAGAAGAAAGAAAAGTCAGTTCAACACGCAACGGATGTTCCTAACTTTCCACAAGATCAGGTAAGTGAGGGTGCAGCATGGACAAAGAAAGCAGGAAAAAATAAAGAAGGTGGTTTAAATGAGAAGGGAAGAAAGTCTTAC